TAGACTTTAAATCAGTCGGCGGTTGTTTTGCGGTCGTCCAAAGCCAAACCGCTTTAATGAAGTTTTCCAGATCAGTCCCCGTCCCGCTTGACCAATAATGGAGCATATCGTCCCCGGCCTTGCGGAGCCGTTCGTTCTCGGCCTTTAGGCGGGAGATTTCCTTTTCTTTTTCAAGAAGCACATTGACGGCTCTGCCGACGGCATCGTTGCTACCTTCTGGCTGGATGCCTGTATTAAGCCGTTCGACCTCGGCTTCGGCTTCCCGCAGCTTCTTATCAAAGGCGTTAAGCGCTTCGGCCTGACAGGCGGACTTCTCCTTAAGGCGGGCGTAGTCCGCGTATTCGACCAGCGGGCCGGCGGGGTCGACGATTAGGACGCTTCCCCCTAGGGTCAGCTGCGCCTGGTTGCCGGCGATTCGGTAACGTAGCGCGGCGCTCATAGCTGGTTCAGCAGCTCCTTTCGCTTTTTCTCGGCTTTCCGTTTCTGATACATCTCCCAAGTAGAAACCGAACCGATAACGATTACGCAGCAAAGGACGACAATCAGGACAATAGAAAGCGGACCCCAAAGCGGGGCCGTGATGATCCACCAGGAGACTTCCGTTACCCCCAGAAGCTTCAGGGTGAACATAACCAGAAACATTCCGCCCAGGACTTCGCGCATCGGTTAGAAGTCGATAGCGCCGGCGGCGGGCGGGTTGTTATCGGTCGGCTTCACGGTCCCTTTTCCGAACGTCAGCTTATATTTGTATTGGGGGCGGCCTTGCCATTCGCCGTCCGGGGTGACGTCAACCGCGATATCGGTAATAACGTTACAGGCCGGGGTAATGTAGTCCAGAAACTCGGCGACGGTCGCGCCTTGGCGGATCTCCTGGGCGAAACCGCCGGCGATTCGGCCGACAAGCATAGCCAAGGGCTTCGGGTATTTAGTCCCGTAGGTCTTGGACAGGCATTGGCCGGCGGCGTCGACGAAGAAAAGGCGGGCGGAAACCGTCCCGTCTTCGTGCATCTTCACCTTTTCAAACTTCGGCTTCGACATCCGCAGCCGGTAGACGCCGGGGACGCTGATAGGGGTGAGGGGGGGACGGTCTGCGTTGGGTTGGCTCATAGTATGGGATTAGGCAAAGTTAATGGATTCGGCGGCCTTGGCCGGCGCGTTGACGTCGATAGTCTGGACGTCCAGCGGGTAGGCCGGCCATTCGTCCAGGGCGGCGCAAGTCTTATAGAGGGTCGCGGCTTGGTTGAAGTCGCTAATAGCGTAAGTCATTAGCTCCGGCCCCAGCTCATAAACCGCGGTAGGGTAGAAGCCGTCGCCGGCTTTCTCGGTCGCGATGAAGCGGAAACCGCGGACCTTGGTTTGGCTGTGCTGCTCGAAAAGGAGCCGGTAGAGGTAGGCCTGGAGGTTATAGCGGTAGGCGCGGACGGACGAAAGGAAACCCTTCGGGCTGGCGTCTTCGCAAGTCTTCAGGTCGTAAAGATAGCCGTCGGAGCCGACCAGGTCGATAGCGGCCTTAATCGGCGTCCCGCAGTATTCGCCGGAGATCATAAGTTCCGTTGCGACGGGCTTAACCCCTAGGGTCGCAAGGGTGGAGCGCATAGAGTTAGCGACGCCGGCGACCAGGGCGTTTTCGTCTTCGGTCAGGACGACTTTGCCGGCGTTGGCGGCCACGAACGTTTCCCAGGCGGCCTTCCCGTCTTTCGTGCGGCGGTCGACTTCGGGGGCGACGGCGTAGGTTGCGAAGGCGACTTCGGGCTGGAGGACGTAGGCGTGAACGGCCGTCCCGATCTTGAGCGCCTTGGTTTCTTCCTGGGGCTTGTTCAGGTAGGCCTGAAAATGGGCAGCGGACTTAAGCAGCTCTTTGCTACCAGAGTAGTTAAGCGATTTAAGGGCGCGGTATTCGTCGCGGGTTTGGATCAGGGGCATATTGGGAAAGGTTTAGAGGTCGTCGTCGGGCTTGTTCGTTTCTTCGACTTCCGCGCCGATAAGCTGACAGGACTCCAGCGCGGATTCAATCGCCTTGTCGGACAGGTCCAGGTTGTTTCGGAGTATCCTTAAAGTGCATTGGATAGACTTAAGGCGGTCGTAGAGGGGTTTAAGCTGAAAGGATTCCTCCAGCTTCTCCGGGTCGACGTAGAGCGCTTGCCGGGTAGCGCCTTTGATATCGGCGTCTAGGTGGCGGGCGTCTTCCCCGATAATTTCCGTTTCGCAATAGTAGTCCAGGTCGGACAGGTTGTTTTTGACGGTTTCCAGCAGCCGGCGGATCAGTTCGCGGTTGGTCATAGCTTGTTGCGGGTGGTTTCGGTAAGGGGGGCGTCCGGGCCTAGGCGGATAAAATAGCGGGTGTCCTTGCGCAGCGTCGGGAGGGTGTCCTTCTTCCAGAAAGCAAGGTAGGTCTGAAACTGTCGCTTCGTCTTGGCGGTGACTTCGGTAAAGCAAATGGAGTCGAACCAGGTAAGCAGGACAAAGCCGTCCAATTCGCGGTTAACGTTCGCTTTTTTAATGACCGCGGAAGGGATAGGGGGGGTCTGTTTGCTCATATGGCGTTGATGTTAATCCGTTTGTATTCCTGGCCGTGCTTCGCGATAAACTCGATATGTCGGCCGTCGACGCGGACGCCGCGGCGCTTCAGCTTCCAAAGTTCTTCCCGGTAACTGTCGCGGTCCCAAACGACAAATTCGGGGTTAAGGACTTTCCCGTCCGCGACGACGAAAAGGGCGTGGGATTCCCGCGGCATCTTCGCGGCCATAGCCAGGAGATTAAGCGGGGGGCGATACATTAGGCGGCGCGTTTGCCGGCGGGGCGGGTGATGACCGGGCGCAGCTGGATTCCGATTCGGCGGGCGGCGTGGTATACGGAATTAATATTAATCCCATAGGACCGGGCGACTTCGCGGGCGGACATTTGCTTCCGCCATCCGTCAAAGGCGGCGGCCTTGGCGTCGCCGTGGGTCAGTCGGGGCTTCATCGGTTAATCGCGGAGACGAAGGCGGCCTTATTTGTCAGGATCGCGTCGACCTTGTCCTGGGGCAATTCGACTAGGTCTTCGGCGGAGGGCGGCAGCCACCCCTTCTTAACGCAATAGGCGTGGGCGCGTTCGGCTTCCAGGGCGGACAGGAAAGAATACCAAGGGCCGGCGGGGGCGGCGGGCTTCGCCGGCGCGGGGCGGGAGGCGGCGGCTCCGTCGTCGTCGACGTCCGTTTCAATCCCTACGGCGGTTTTCAGGCAAAGCCGGCGCAGATAGGTAGTCGCGGAAGCGAGCTGTTGGGGGTTCAGGCCTTCGGACTTGAAGGCAACGGAACCGCCGGGGAACGTGGAGCCGTCGGCGTGTAGAATGTCAGTCGTTACGCGGATCGTCCCGTCGTTGGAGGAAAGGGTTTGCTGGACGGCCAGGTTAAACGTCTTCGCAACCGCTTTAACGCTGTCCAGGATTTGAGGCAAAGACGAATAACGCGAACGGTAGGCCGGGTTAACCTTGTCGGCGTCTACGTTCCCGATCGCGTTAAGGAAGCCGACGAAGTCCTGGCGGGCGGTCGTGGCCGTGGCGGGGGCTTTGCTCATTTGCGGACGCGGGGGTTTTGTTCGACCAGGTCTTCCAGCGCGTGGCGGCTCCCTTCGTTCGGGTTGAGGAAAAGGTTGAAATAGGTCTTATTATTGACGACGGTCGGGGTCAGGAAGCGGGCGACGTGCTTCCCGTCGACGATGATATAAGGCGTCCCTTCAATCGGGCGGATTTCCGCGACCGGGGGGACGTTAGGGATATGTTTCTTCATAGGGTGGAGGGTCAGAAAATGAGTCCGGCAGCGCCGGCGTGGTAGATCAGGGCCGCGTCGGACGTAGCCAGGGTAATAGGCAGATCGGGGTAGAGGTCGCCGGCCTTTTGCTTTAAAAGGTTCTTCCAGGCGGTCTTCCCTAGCTTGTTGCGCTTAAGGTTAAGGGCGGCTTGCCATTTGCGGGGGTCGACCGTGTTAACCTTCCAGCCCAAAGCGTAGGCCGCGCCTTCAATGTTCCCGACGCCGCGGAACAGTTTCGCAATAGACGAAAGGCCGGCCTTACCCCATCCGCCGGACGCCGGCAGCTCCAGGTGCAATTCAACTAGGGCGGACCGGCAAGCGACTTTTGCCAGAAAGTCCACGGTGGCCGCTTCGTTAGCCGGCATCCTGACAGCGTGGACCTTCCCGTTTTCCCGCCAAACAATCCCGCCGGCTCGCCCAGGGTCGATTCCCATAACGATATAATCGGCGGGCGTTTGGTTCATTTATCAAGGTTATTGCCCTACAACCTTGATTAAGCAAATAAATGTCAGCGCACTCTGGACAAGTTTCCGACGCGTTGGGCGTAAGACGACCGGGCGGCCGGGGCTTTGTGCGGGTCGAAGCCGACCGATCTAGCGCCGGCAAACCCCATATTCCAACAAAGGGCGTATTGCTCCGCGGTCGGGTAGTGAATCCCTTCGGACTTCATTTGAGCGCGTAGGTAGCGAAGCAAGGCGGCCGCGACCATATCCTGGGCTTCCGCGGATTTCCAAGCGGACAGGGGATAGGTCCGCCGGCCTTCGCGGGTCAGCTGCGCGTTGGCCGTATCCCAGGTCCCCGCGTGGAGCTGATACAGTCCGTAGGCCTTGAGGTTATCCCCGCGCTGGAGTCGGTTCCCCCCTTCGACCTGGCCGATAGCGTAAAGGACGCGGGCGTCCGACTGCGCTTGGCAGGAGCAGCCAAGGAGCAGAAGGGCGACAACGGAGAAGCGGGCGGAGATCATTTGTTGCGTCGGGGGGTCATAGCGCCGAAGTAAGGGTTGCCGGCGACCTTGTAGCTGAAACGTAAGGCGATCCATCCGCCGGCGGCGACGTAAGGGTCAAAGTCGACTTCCGTAGCGCCTTCAGACTCCATCGTCGCTTTATATTCGTTCAACAATTTGCGGACGCGGGGCAGGGCGTGTTTGGCCGACACACAATCCCCGGTCATAATCGATTCGTTAATGTAATAGATTTCGGAAAGCAGGGCGTTAAAGCCGGCCAAGTGAAGGGCTTTGAAATGGTCTTCCGTCCAGGCTTCTCCTGGGATGAAGTCAGCCACGGGCGCGGTTCTCCATTTCGATAATTACGCGCTCGTTATGCATAGCGACGGCGTGGGCGCGTTCGGCCTTGTTAATCCAATGTTCGCGGGATTGCTTGGCCGCGATAAGGTCGAATTGGCTCCGCTTAAGGGCTTCGTCGGCCCGGTCGGCGTAGGCCTTGAGCGCCGAAACCGTGACGGCTAGCGTCCGGGCGGTCGTCCAGGGCCGGAGCCACCAGAAGCGGGGGAGGGTGTGGTTCTTGATTACGAACATAGCGGCAGGGTGGGCGTTGGGATCAGGCACGGCGGCGGGGGTTGAGGTTGGACCAGCGGAGGTTAAGCAGGGCGCAGTAATTCCGCAGGGTCATAGACGTAATGTCCAGGGCGGCGGCCGCGTCGGGCTGGGTCTTGCCGGCGGAGTTGAGCGCGTGGAGCTGCGGCAGGATGCGTTCGATTCGGCGGGCCGTGTAACCGCAGACCGGGCGGGTTAGCGGGACGATTCGGCCGGCGTGTTTAACCGCGGTCGTGTTCGGGATTGAGGACATAGGGTTGGTTTTCTGGGTTGGGATTAATAGGGGTTGGCGGACTTGCGGTCGTTGTGGTCGCGTTCGTTTACGGTGATCAGTCCGTTATTGGCGGCGTAACGGTAGGCGACGGCGTAGCAAACGCCCAGGGCGGCGGCCGCGCCGTTGATTCGCGTCCCGTCCTTAAAGGTCCGTTTGAAGACGGCCGGCCAGGTGCGGGTATCGTGCTTAAAGATGGTTCGGCCGTTGTTGTTCTTCAGCTTGTGGCCGAGGATGCGCAGCCAAAAGCGGACGTTAGAGCCGGAGCAGCCAAGGCGGGCGGCGATATCGTTAGCGTTAAGGCGCTCCGCGTCGTCGAATTGCGGAAGCTGCGCCTTAAAGGCCATAATACGGTCGTGCTTCAGTTTGCTCATTTTGTGGCCGTTGATTTCGTGCGTATTGCGCTTCCCCGGCGTGGGGAGTTTCATCGCTAGGCGGTTGGCGGTCGTCCAGGCGGTCGTCGGGCGAATGTTCAGGGCGTCGGCGACTTCGCGGATAGACTTATTCGGGTTAGCGGCGACGTAGGCCTTGACCGTCCCGGAGGCCTTGCGGGCCTTCGCCGGCTGGTCGGCTTCGTCCTTGATCCAGACGCGGACGACCGGCTTGGACCTGGTCACTTCGCGCCATTCAATCAGGGCGTCGCATTTCTCCAGCGCCGCGGCCTTCGCCTTGGCGGTGATGTATTGGGCGAAGTCGGCGGACGTCGGGGCGTCGCCGATCAGGAAGACGCCGGACTTGGAGTCTTCGACTCCGTAAAGGGCGTAGCTCGCAAGTCCGGGCTGGTAGCCAGGGCCGGCCTGGGCGGCGCGTTTGCGGAAATAGACCGCTTGGCGGGTGCGGAGGGCGACGGTTGCCTTATCCGTGGTTTCGGTGGTTTTGCTCATTTGGTTTGCTGGGTTGGTTTGCTGGGTTGGGGGAAAGTTAGTCGTTACGGGGTTGGCGGGCCGTGTAGGTAATGCGGATTTCGCCTTGGTCGTCCTGGTAATCGAGGAAGAATTCCAGCCGGCCGAGCGAATTGACCGAAATCGTCAGGTCGCGGACGCCGGCGGAATCGAGGACCGCGGTTAGATCAGAAAGGGCGCGGTTGACGTAGTCGCGGGCGGAACCGCCGGAGCCGGCGGCCATAAAGAGCTGCGCGCCGTCCAGGTTCTCGCAGAAATTAGCGACGGCGTTGCGGACGGGGTCGTCGCGGTAGGTCTTGCGGATAGCGTGGGACATAGGGTTTAGCGCTTGGCGGGCTTCGGGGGGAGGCGGTCGACGATCGCCTTATGGATGGCCGGCCCGGACTTGACCAGGGCGACGTTATAGCCGACGGCAAGGCCGACGACTAGCAGGACGGGAAGAATCAGTTTCATAGGGTGGGGAGGGTTGGGATTAGTTGATGAAGCCGAGAGCAAGGCAAAGAGCGCGGGTCTGTTCGTAGACGGCTTCGGCGGCGTCGTAGCGCTTGCAAGCGGCGTCGAACATTTCCGCGGCTTCGGCGCGGTCGGCGGCGGTGGCCGAACGGTCGCGCTTGAAGTCTTCGACGTTGTTTTCGGCGGTGACGTAGTTAGCGCTAGCGTCCTTAAACTCCGCCTTCGCGGAATACAGGGCGCGGATCAGGAGGTCTTTGGTTTCGCCGGCGGTGGTGGTGGTGTTTTCCATAGGAGTAGGTTCGACTAGAATCCTTGCGATGATTTTTAATCCGTCAACATTCTTTTGCAAAGTTTCTTTAAGTTCCCGTTCGGGAAGGTTTGGAAGGTTTCCCCCCTAGAAGTTTCCAAAAGTTCCCGTTCGGGCATTTTATGGAAACACCCCCGCCAAACCCCCGTCGACATATGGGGCGGGATATGTCGATTAGACCCCCTAGAATGCCCTAGGAGGCGTTTTGATTGTCGGGACGACGGAAGACCCGCACCCCTACCGAAAAGGCAATCCCTAGGCAGCCGATAGTCATCGCCCAACCTAGTTCCTGGACGGACTTAAGGGCGGCCTGGGCGGAATTAAGCTGACGCTCCAGGTCGGCCGAATCGCTGGCGACGCGGTTAGCGCCGATCAGAAGCGCCATAGCGTTGGAGTCGCCGGTCTTATCCAGGACGAAGCCGGCAATATAGGCGGCCGCAAAAGACGTCAGGCCGGCGGTAACCGCAAGGAAGGCGACCGCGATCAGAAGATTACGCTCCCCGGTTCCGCTTGGTCTTTCGTTTGCCATTGGGTTTGGCCGGCTTCAGGCCGGCTTCCTTCTTCGCTTTATCCAGCGACCCCTTCAGCTTGGCGCGGGCCATATCCTCCGCCCATTGGAGGACTTCGGGGGCCATATAGCCGGAGAGGCCGGTCAGGGCGTAGCGTAGTTGAGGGTTGGAAACGTAAGATTCCAGGGCGAGGCCGGCGAAGGCCGCGGTTATCGTCGCGGCGACTAGGCGCTTGGTTACCCAAATCCAGCCGACGGGTTCGGGGGAAATGACGATCCGGGCGACCATTCCCAACAACCCCAGGAGGCCGGCAAGCGCGCCTTGCTTAACTTCGGGGCTGAAACCTTCTGGGTCGATAGGGTGGGCGGCGCTCATTCTTTGCGGCGGGCTTTGGTTTTAACGCGGCGGTATCCTTCCCGCCAAAGGCATTCCACGACGTAGGCGGTCAGCAGCCGGACCTTGCGCTCGGACAGGCCGTCGAAGTCCCCGACGTGAAGGCCTTCGTGAACGACCGTGTTCATCCGTGAGCGTTCAGAGCAATGGACGGGATGAATCCTGACCAGGTAATGGTCTTCGCCGATCTCCGACGTCAGGCCTAGCTCGTTATTCGGCGTGACGACTTCCCGGATTCGTATCTTTTTCTTCAGGGACATCGGTCGCGGGGGTTTGGACCGCGGCCGGCTTGCGCAGCTTCAACCAGGCAAGGCCTAGGAAGACGACGACTAGGAAGCCGACAGCGGGGACGAAATAGGGGGAGTTAAAGACGAACGGAAGGGAGCCGATAGCGCCGCCAATCAGGAAGGCCGCGCCGGCGCGGACGTATTGGCCGAGCAGGGCCATTCCTAGGGCGGCCAGAAAGCAGATTCCCGCGGCGACCGCAAAGGCGTTGCGGACTCCTTCGGTTCGGACTTCCTCGATTTCGGCGCGCAGCTTCTCAATCTGTTTGTTAGCCGTGTCCAGGGCGGCCTTGTTCTTCGCGGCGTCCGCGGCGGCCTTATCCCAATTCGCATTAATGACCGTTAGCAGCTTGCGGCCGGCGTCTTCGGCGCGGCGGTATTCCTCCAGGTTATTACGGGCGACGCGGGCGCGGACGTAGTCGACCGCGGTCTGGTCGGGCTTCGGGAGGAAGGAAAGGGCGACTCCCGTTTCGGCGCGGACGACTGCGGGGCTTTCCGCGTTTTCGCGGGCGACGGTGATCGCGGCGGCGATTCGCTGGTCCGCCTTATCGAGCTGGTCGCCGACCTTGGCGAAGTTATCCGCCGGCGGCGTAGGGGTTCCCGTGCCGGACGTGTCGGGATTGGTAGTCGCGCACCCGGCCAGGAGCAGGACCGCGATTACCAAAATACGACGCATCGTAAAACGGTGTATTACTTCCCTTTAAGCGCGTCCAGCAGCTTGCGGGCTTCGGACTCCTTGGCCTGGAGCTTAACCGCGTTATTGCGGTAGACCAGGATTCCGCCGACCGCGCCGGCGATAAACGAAAAGGCAACAGAACAGAGATAGAGGACCATAAGAGGATTAGACGACGACCCAGGAGTCAGCGGCGACCTTCACCAGATTGGCGACATAAGCGCCGGTAGTCATTGAAAGCAAAGTCACCGTGTTGCTCGTGGAGTTATTGATAGCAGGGCCAGACATTCCGTAGTCCGCAGGGGATACGGTGATATTACCGCAGTTGTTCAGGACTAGGCGGATAGTCGTCCCGATCGGGAAATTGACCGTCATATCGGTCGGGATGTAGACCGTTTGGTAGCTTTGATTATAAATATAAACGATGTTGTTGGCATCGCTCAAAGCCAGCGTGTAAGGCAGGGAGGAAGAAACGTCGTAAAGACTAGGCGCGGGGACGCTGGTCAGGAAGCCGGAGGGGTTGCCGGTCAGAGGGTAGTAATTCACCGGAAGATAAATCATCAGCGAAGTTGAGTCCGTAACGTTGCCGGTGATTCCGCTCCAATCGACAGTCCCGACCGGGGAGGTGTTCGGGTCCCAAGCGCCATTTTTGCGAACGTAGGGCGTCCCGTCGATGGGGGCTTCCCCGATGTAGCCGAGGCTGGAGATATAACTAGTAAGGTCCGTCTGGTCTGTCACCGTGCCGGTGATGCTACCCCAGGCAACGGAACCGCCGCCGCCGCCGGTCGACCAGATCAGGTCCGTCCCATCATAAGACAAGACTTGGCCGGCGGTCGGGACCGTGGCGTTAAGCGTAGAGGTCGCGCCGTTTGAAAGGGTGCTGATAGTCAGGCCGCCGCCGGAACCGCCAGGACCCCAGATAAGGGCGGAACCGTTGTATTGGAGGACGTCGCCGGAAGCCGTGGGGCCGGCCGTGGGGTTCGCGGTGACAACGCCGGCCGTCAGCTGATCCGCGGCAAGGGTGGAGCCGGCGGGGGCCGTGGTAAGGAAGGTCGCGTCGGAAAAGATAATTCCGGAAGCCGACAGCGTCAGCGCGCCGGTCATCGTTCCGCCGGCCAGGTCGACCTTGGCGGCCAGGAGCGTGTCGGTCGTCGTCGAAGAATAGAGGTTAAGCGACATAGGTTTAAGAAATAATGAGGGCTTCCCAAGCGCCGTTAAGTCGGACGTAGGGGATTCCGTCGATAGGGGCTTCTTCGACTTCCCCAGGTTCGCCTTGCGGACCTTGCGGCCCGGTTTCCCCTTGGATGCCTTGTTCCCCTTGGATGCCTTGCGGGCCGGCTGGACCTTGGTCGCCTTGCGGGCCTTGGATGCCTTGCGGGCCGGTCGGACCTTGCGGACCTTGCGCGCCTGTTGCGCCTGTCGCGCCTGTCGGGCCGGCGGGACCAATCGCGCCGGTAGCGCCGGTCGGACCCGTAGCGCCTGTCGCGCCGGTGGGGCCGGCTGGGCCTTGGATTCCTTGCGGACCTTGGGGGCCGGCAGGGCCGGCGGGGCCGGTAGCGCCGGTCGCGCCCGTGGGGCCAGCTGGGCCTTGGATGCCGGCAGCGCCTTCTAGGTTAACGGACCAAACCGAAAAAGTCCCCTCGCCGGTGTGGTTCTTAATGTCGGCCACCATAACGCCGGACAAGGCGTCATAGGTGATAACGTCGCCGTGCATATGGTTGCCGGCGTCGTAGGCTACGACGATGCTTTGTTGCGTGGAGTAAGCCAGGGCGGCCGCGACGGTCAGGGTCTTGGAGCCGTTCCCGATCAGAAGCGAAGTCGTGGAGGTCGTCGCGTATTTGTCGCCGGCAGGGCCGGTCAAACCTTGCGGGCCGGTAGCTCCTGTCGCGCCGGTCGGACCTTGCGGGCCGGTCGGACCTTGCGGGCCTTGCGGGCCGGTAGCGCCAATCGGACCAGCTGCGCCGGTGTCGCCTTGGACCCCTTGCGGACCTTGCGGGCCGGCGGGGCCGGTAGCGCCGACGGGGCCGGTAGCGCCGGTCGCGCCCGTAGCTCCAGCGATTCCTTGCGGACCTTGTGCGCCTTGCGGACCTTGCGGACCTTGGACCCCTTGGACCCCTTGCGGGCCTTGTTCGCCTTGCGGACCAGGTTCGCCTTGCGGGCCGGTGTCACCGATTGGACCTTCTGGACCTTGCGGGCCGGCTGGACCTTGCGGGCCGGGGACGCCGGTCGCCAGGGTGACCGTTGCCGGCGTGGGCGTGGACGCGCCGATCGT